CGTTGTTAATATGCTTGACAGGTTATTGATATGTGGTAGTTTGCGTTTGAGCCAATGCGTGTTGCGTTGGTGACACTTTAATATATTTATGTCTAGTCCAGTATCCTATGATCTTCAAGGCCAAGGTGGAGGTCAAGTTATTACGTCATCGAGTGGAGCAGTTACGGGAACATTCCGTTGGGTTCAGGTTATTACTGATACGGTGTTTAGTGTATTTACTGCGCCAAACATTGGTAGTGCTAGTGGATTGCAGACGATTACGATTCCTGCGGGGGTTGGTATTGGAGGTAGGATTACGGCATTAACGGTGACGAGCGGAGTTGTTATTGCGTATAGCATCTGATGAGTCAGTTTGCACAGAGTGGAAGTGCGCTGGATGATGGCCAATCCTCGGATGGGGATGGTGGGTTTGTGGGTGTGAATCAGCGATTGCAGTTGAATCAGTTGCAGGCTGGTGAGGTAAGGGAGTCGTTAAATGGGAGAATGGATGGCTATTGGAAGCCTCGACGTGGGGCTTTGGCTAGGACTTCATCTTTGGTGAGTGGTGGTAGTCCGTTGCAGTTGCCGTTCTTTTTGATTGATTCTGCTAAGAGTATTACAGCGGCTAGTGTTACGGCTGGGGTTGTGACGATAACTACCTCGGTGGCGCATGGATTGACTGGCACAGCGTTGGGTAGGATTACGGGGTTGGTGGGGAATGCTGTGATGGATGGGGATTTTGTTTTGACTGTAACGGGCGCAAGCACATTGACTTATTCAGTTGTGGGGTTGACTTCGATTAGTGACCAAACAGGGACGTTAACGACTACTCCGATCAATGATGCTGCTAACGTAAACGTAAGGGCATCTTGTTTGTATAGCGATCCCAATTCCGGCAACGCGGAGAGCGTTATCCTTGCGCTCGACTCCAAGGCTATCCTCGTTACCCTTAGCGATCAGAGCGAATACTCCACAGAGGATATTGAGTATCCTACTGGCAAGGCTTTAGCTGATGACACTGATATGATACAAGCGTTTGATCGTGTGTATCTGTTTAGAGAAGGAGAGCAAGCATTTGAGTGGTTTCCTAATGGTCGGCAGATTGAGAGTGCTAGTTCTAGTGCATTTACTGTAACGATGAGGGTTAGAGACCATGGGTTGACCGTAGGAGATAGCATTGTTGTTAGTGGGCTAACTGGAGGAACGCCAGCCAACGGGACGTTTGCCGTTGTGACTGTTACCGATAAGGATGTGTTTACCTACACCTTTACAACCTCCCAGACTGAAACATTTGTAGTTACGGATGCTATTCTTAAAGCAGACTTTACTCTTGTTCCTGGGGGTGCTTACACCCAGCCACAAGTGTTTGTTTCTACCGTTGGAACAGTAACAAGCGGAGTTGTAAGCCTTACCGTTACTGGTAACACAACCATAACCAAAGGGGATACGATTATTGTCTATGAAACAAACATTCCTACGTTTAGTTCTATTTCTGGTCAGTCTTTTGAGGTGTCAAGTGCTTCAACTACAAACATCTCGTTTATTGCTCCGGTAGCTAATTTAGCAAGTATTCCTGGCGCACAACAGATTGAGTTTGGGGGTAGGTTTAGTGTAGGTGGTGGGTTTATCCATCAACCTGCTCCACCGTGGGGAGTTTACTTCCAACGTAGATTGTGGGTTCCGTTTTACTACACTCCTGCTGGCACGTTTAGCTCGCCTACCTACGCGGATAGGAAGATTACCGATGAGATAGCCATATCGGATATTTTAGATAGCCATACGTTCGACCAGATTGCCAATCAGTTCCGCATTACTGGAGGGACAACAGATTATCTTGTGGCAATGTATGGATTCTACGATGACAACCTAGTCGTCTTGAATCGGAATAGCTTGCACCTGATAAGCGGAACGGCTGGGAGTTTAACTGACACGAAAGTAACGCAATTAACCACAGAAGTTGGGTGTTTAGCTAGGAGGAGCGTTGTAATGAAAGGCAATGCCATGTTTTTCCTGTCGGATGATGGGGTTTATGCGGTTGAGTTCCTGAATGACTACAACCTTCGGGGTGCTGATGAGCCTATTTCCAAGAATATCCAGCCATACATCGACCGGGTTAACAAGAACCTAGCGGAAGAAGCAGTTGGAGTGCTGTTTAATAACCGATATTACCTTGCCGTGGCCTTGGATTCTAGCGCAGGAGTTAATGATGCACTTGGAAACAACACGATTTTGATTTTTAACTTTCTTAACAAGGCTTGGGAGTCGATTGATACTTTCGGAGCTGGTGATTTTATCATCAAGAACCTAATTATTGGCAGTGCGGCTGAACGGGATAGCATTTACGCGGTGACTTCGCTGGGCGGACTGCATGAATTAGAGGCTACGGAGAGTTCATTGGACAGTTTGGTGTCGTCTGGGGCTACAACTAGCTTCTCAATCAACTCCTCGTTGACCACTAGGGGATATGCTTTGGGGAATCTTGATCGTAAGCGGTTTACCGATGGACAAGTTACTATGCAATGCGTTGATGGAGGGCTTGGTGAGTATGCAATTTCTTTTGCGGCGGAAGACCCAGACAATAATCAGCCTATCGGAACTACAACTAGCTTCCTTGGAGGCACTGTTCTAGGAACTGACTCCGCTCCAGAGGATGAAACAGGAAACATCCGGTTTCGTCTTGGTGGAATTAGGGGCTATGTAGGAAGCCTAACCTTGACACGGACAATCGGTTCCCCTAAGATCACTTCTATTAAGGTCACAGGTTCCGTGACAAACAGACAAATCATTTCCCAAACATAATATGGCTGGAGTCGTAAATACAACCGATACTTTTACTACCAATCAGGTGATTACAAGCACGGCGATGAATAACATCATTGACCAGACATTGTTCACAAGTGATGCAATAGTTTCTGGCAACTCAACGCTTGCGCTAGTGTCTGGTAAGCTCAAGGTAGGAACGATTACATCAAACGAGATGGGGGTAGATTCAGTTACTACCAATGCGATTGCAGCCAACGCGGTGACTACCGCAAAGATTCTAGACGCTAACGTCACCACGGCAAAGATTCTTGATGCAAACGTAACTACGGCAAAGATTTTGGACGCTAACGTCACGACTGCAAAAATTGCAGACGCTGCGATTACCGCACCTAAGTTGAACGGAGCGCAGACTGGAACCGCTCCAGCTTTTGCAGCACGCGCATTTGCTAAAATCAAACCAAACAGTACTGCTAGTGCAAGAACGGCAGCTTTCAAGAGTGGTAATTACTCTGCTGCTGTTGGATCGGTAGTTACCGTTACCATTACAAGTCATGGTTTACGGGTAGATGATCGAATTAGACTTGTCTTTACTAGAACTGCTGGGACAGGAACAGTTCCTAGTAGTAGCACATTCTTTACCGTTACAGGAGTTACTGATGCAAACATTTTTACTGTTGCATTTACTAGCGCAGCCGTAAGCTCTGGAACAGTCATTGCTGAGTTTATTTTAATACAGGGTAGCAAAAATGTATCTTCTGCATCGTTTTATGATTCAGGCTCTGTTCGATACATCCTGAATTTCACGGAAAGCATGAATGATGTTAATTACACAACACTAGTAACTAGCCAACTGTATCCGAGTGCTTGGAATGATGTTGGAAACGAAGATACATTGGGAGAGACTCAACTGAATACAGTTAGGAGTTGCCATGTAGGAACAGCTAATGCCTCTAGATTTGTAAACATAGTAGTTTTTGGATGAACCTCCACCTAGCAACCGCGCTTACCCTTTATGAATCCAATGACATTGACCTCCAAAGCCTTATCGGTTGGCACTTGTCTTATGGCATTGTGCTTTCGACTCCAAAGGTTTTTGCAATGTGCTTCCACTCGCACAGTGACGAGCCTGACAAAGCAGTTGCTTTCGAGCATTCCGACACGCTTTACGTCACCATGTGTTGCGGCGATATGCCTAGTGGATTACGTCCTCTCAAGGATGATTACGAATACATTGCATTTAACCGCGACTTCAAGGGATCGGAGCGCACCCGCTTGCTAGATATGGAAGCCTTTTACTCAAAACTACGATAAGATTATGGGATCAAAACCAAAAAAAGTTACCGCACCTGCAATGGACATTGGCGGGGATATTCAGAAATACGTTTCTGGTATGTCTGGTGCATTGCCTCAGATATTATCGCAGGAGCAACAGTTTCGCCCACAGTTCCAAGGGCTGAATCTCGGTGACATTCAATCGTTCCTTAGCGGGGCAGGTGGACAACAAGGAATCTTTGGTCTTAGCAATCAAGCAGCGCAACAAGCTGGTATGGGGCTTGGTGAGGCTAGGGGGGCAGAACTCGGTCAGATGACCCAACAAGCAGGTCTTACCCGTGGACTAATGCAACAGTTGTCACCAGAGCAAGCAGCCGTTGTGCAAGGGTTTGGTGATGAAGCTCAGAGAGCTTATGCAGCGTCTCAACGGATTAGCCCAGAAGAACAGCGCGGATACCAGCAGACAGCGCGTGAGGCGGCTTCTGCGGCTGGCAGGATTGGTGGTAACGCCGCTATTGCCTCCGAAGTGATGGGGCGTGAGGATGTATTTGCTCGCAAACGTGCCGAAGCTGCACAGGCAGCACAACAATCATATGCTGCTGCTCAAGGATTCTACACGCAGCCGGGTCTTGCTCTGCTGAGTCAGCAGCCGCTCTCGTATCAATCTGGGCAACAAATGCTTGGTATGGGTATG